CTCCAGCTTTGTGCAGGGATACGGCCCCTTGATCTGGGCAAGCTTGGCGTGCATCCGGTCTTCATCGTAGGGGTGCAACTTGGACAGCCACCTGACCGCCTTGTCTCCATCCGTACAGACCTTGGCGATGCTCAACCACCCACGCCACGCTGGCTCCATGCCTTCTTCCGCAGCGTTCTCGACGTAGTGCTGGAGTTGAGCGCACCCAGTACCCGCCTTGGTCGCGTTGAGGATCTTCTTGAAACTCGTCGTGGAGTTCTCGAACATCTTGACCGCAGTCGCTGTGGGCAGGGACTTGGGGCGTTCACCCAACAGACTCAGCGCTGGCGTTACCGCGACTGGAGGAAGCGCGGTCAGCTTGCTGGTGATGAACTCGCCCAGCAGATCGAAGTCGAAGATGCTGCCTTCCGATAGCAGCACCACAGGGCGGGGCTCGCCGTACTTCTCTTTGAAGTTGGTCGTGCCGGGGATACGCAGAACCCGCGCTGAGTCTGCCGTCACCGTCATGTCGATGGCAAGCTTCTCCTGCTTGCACAGGCGTTTCAGGTTCTCGGCAATCGGCTTCCAGTCATCGATGAGGATGTCGTCTTGCAGCGGCCAGTAGCAGTGCAGCCCACCACCGGAGCCGACGATCCACGGACGCCCGAACTGCTCCAGACCAGTAGCAGAAAGAAACGCGCTGAGTGCTAACGCTGCTTGTTTCTTCGAGGCGTACCCATCCATGTCAATGAAGAATGACCGGATGTACCGAGCGTTGGCTGCGGTGCGCTTACCCGCCTTGACGAATGTCGAGAGCGCAAAGTATGCGTTCTTGTTGTCCGATACCCAGTTGTCTACGGCAGGATAGATTTCATTGAGGTCTGTGACGAAGAGGTGTTCTTTTTTAACTGTCGATAGCTCTGCCGCGCAATACAACCCGTGTTGCGGAGACGGCAAAACAACCGCTAGAAACTCAAGCGGGTTCATGTCGGTCCTTAGCGGGTCAGTCGAATAGGCGCATCTGGCGTGGATCTTCTGCCCGTTCCTCCTGTCTACCCTTTGAGATCTCCCACAAGAAATCTTCGTAGCACTCCGAAAGCTCTGCTAGTTTCTCAATGGAGACTTCTAGCTGCATCATCTTTAATTTAGCCCTCATCCGCGCACGCGCTTCTTCAAGCATCACGGGGTCAAGTTGTATTCTTTGCATATCAGTCTCCATGCCTCGTCGGCAGTCGGTGTGTTCTTAAGGATGTTCAGCAGCATCTCGGCGCGTTGCTCGTAGGCCGGGAAAATCTCCCCGCCCAAGAACCAGTTGTAAACAGTCTGGCGAGTTACGCCCAGCGCCTTAGCGATGCGAACGACGGAGAAATCACGATTGATAGCCCACCGCCCTAGCTGGTTACCCAGCGTCTTGGGGCAGTTGCCAACCATGTTGATGGTTTTCTGTGAGTAAGGCATATGTGTGGATGGGGAAGCAGTGATTCACATAAAGCAGTGGTTGTATGAAAGGGTTCAATATATCCACGACGGCGCTAACCCGCCGCACCACTACTTCCCCAAAACCTTTCTAGTTACTCGTCGTCCCAGTCGGACACTACGTCGGCCAAGCTCTTCTTGGCGGGGACGGCGGATGGCTTTGCTTCTGCCTTGCGAACCGCTGGCTCGGCTGGCTCCTCGGCAGGCTCTTCAGCCTTGGGCTTGGCCGCTGCCTTCTTGGGCGCAGGGGCTGGAGCCTCTTCCTCCTCTTCCTCGACTACTGGCGCAGCCTTGGGTTTGATTCCACCCAGATTGAGTGGGGCAGGCTTCACACCGTCCACCGCCGAGACGTTCAGCGCCACGGCGTTGATGGCTTCAGGCGACTTGCCCTTCTCGGCAGCGACGGCGTACTCGTCGTCGGTCAGCCAGCGCATCGCCTTGAAGTGAAGCTTGGGCGCTTCTGCCTTGGTGTCGAACTTCATGCGAGTCACAACGGTAGCGGGATCGACGCTCTGCGCCACGAGCCAGCGAGCATATGCTTGCAGCGGATGGTTGTCACCCTCGGATTTCCCGAAGATCGACGTTGCTGGCAGCGGCAACTGCATGACATCACTGCCCTCGATGTCGTTCGCCAAGACCACCGCCAGACGCTGCTGGTAGCGGCAAGCGCGGCTCTGACCATTACCGGAACCCGCCACGTTCTGTGGGCAGGAAGCGCAAGTCTTCGACTGTGGCTCCTTGACGCCCGTGTCAGGCTTGTCGCCGTCCGTGCTCCAGCAGTTGGGCGCAGCGGCAGCGGCCTCTGGGTCGTACTTGTTCATGTAGAAGATCCGGGCGACCTTGGCCGCTGCCTTGACGATGACCACATCGAGAAAGCGCTCGTCGATAGCGCCGACTTCCTTGCCGTCAGCCATCAGGCGGAACACGCCGCCCTTGATGGAGATGCGCTTACCGCCGCTACCGCCGCTGTTACCAGCCAGCGCCTTGGCGACATCCGAGAGCCCTGCTGCCCGTGCAAATGCCGGGATGCTTGATGGGTTGAACACTGCTACGTTACTCATGATTTTCCTTACTTGATGGTTGGCTTGCGTACAGAGATGTCGTACTCCGAATTGGAGTTCAGCCCGGGCGGTACGACCCCGGGGTTTTCTTCTAAGAAGACCTTCATATTGGTCTGGTTGATGCGCCGCTCGAACAGATCGAGGGCGTCTTGTTCCGCCACGAACTTCTTGAACGAATCCCAGTCGTTCGTGGTGAATCGCGTCTTGACCGACATGACGACAGTGCCTTGTGGCGTGTTGACCGAAGTCACACCCAGCATTTGCATCTGGTCTTTCATGGCGTGCTTGAGCGCGTCCTGCTGCTCCTTCAGGAGTTCTACCTGAGTGTCATACGCCTTGGTGAGCGTCTCGATCTCAGTCCTGATCTTGCGGTAGATCTTTGCCAATTTGTCCATTGGCACGAGTTCATCAGTCATTGCTTTCTCCTTATGGTTTTGTCTAGCGTTTGACATTCTACATGGAACGAAAGTGTGTGCAACCCCTCCTTCAATCTTTTATTGCTTCGTCGAACATCTGCGTGAGCAGCGAGTGATCGTTCACCTTTTGGGCGAGCGCTTTGAACATCTTCTTCTCGATGGGCGAGCCTTGGATGTGTATGACGGTGACCTTGTCAGAGGTCTGACCCTTGCGGTCTGAGCGGGCGATGCACTGGACGTACTGCTCGACGCTCATCAGGGGGCCGTAGAAAACCACCGTGTCGGCAGCAGTCAGCGTGATGCCGTGGGCTGAAGCTTGCGGCTGCATGACCAACACCCGTGGCTCTTTCTCGTGCTGGAAGCGGCGGATGATGTCGCTGCGCTTGTTGGGTGTGACGCTGCCTTGGATCACCTCGGCGGCAATCCCTCGCTTGAGTAGGTGAGCGTGGACGGCGGCGATGCTGCTGCTGAACATAGCGAAGATCAGAACCTTGCGGCTCGTCTCGTTGAGGATCTCCTCCAGCACCGCCAGCCTTGGCGTGGCGTCGAACTCAACCACGCCCTTGTCATCGGTATACGCTGCACCGCAAGAGATCTGAAGCAGTTTGCTCACTCCAGCAGCGGCGTTGACCGCGCTGATCACTTCTCCTGCCGCCTGAATCATCATCTGATCCTTGAGCAAGTTGTAGTACTTGGCTTGCTGGGGCGTGAGGGGAACGTCTCGTGAGACTGTGGTGACTGGTGGCAGATCAAGGCACTGCTCTTTGGTGAACCGGATCGCTGGCTGTAGCGCCTCGAACACTAGGTCAGGAGCGTTGGCTTTCGGAGCCCACTTGAATGCCGTGATCTTGTTCATGGTCAGATCACGCCACGCTGTCAGGAACTTGGGAATGCCTGATGGGTTCACCAACTTAGCCAGACCGAACGCATCAACCGGGGACTGCGAGGCTGGCGTACCAGTCATCATCCACAGATATGTATCAGGCTTGACGATCCCAGCCAGTGCTTTCCAGCGGCGGGTAGTCACCGTCTTGTAGGCGTTTGCCTCGTCCACGATGACCAGATCAAACCTACCGTCGTTCCTGATCTCGTCTGCAATCAGGTCGAGCCCCTCGTAGTTGACGACCACGAACTCGAAGTCCTCTTGGATCATCTCGATGCGCCGCGCTGCCTTGGGGTGGTGGGCGATCACTATGCTGCGGTGCAACACGCTGTTGCTCAAGTCCTGTACCCACGCCGACTGCATGATCGACAGGGGGCAAAGAATCAAGCAGCGCCTGACCTCCTTGCGCTTCATCAGGTAGTCCGCCGCCCATAACGCTGAGAGCGTCTTACCTGTTCCCGGTTCACTGAACACGAACGCTCGACGGTGGATCGTCAGGAAGGATGCTGTTTCTATCTGGTGCGCCATCGGTAGATAGCGCCCGGGCCAGTCGTACTTCTTTGTAATGGGTGAGGGAACATTCTTGACCCCCAGATTTCGTAGGACTCGTACTTCGTCCAATCCCCAGAAGACGGCAACGTCATACCCGCCGTCGTCACGCTTGACGGCTTTGCTTCTCGGGATGATGCTGTACTTGTCGGGGTTTCTGGTTTTGAATACTAGTGCCTTGTTATCGAGTATTTGCATTGCTCTCTCATTTACTTATTGTCGCCTTGGTTGGCGCTCTTACTGCGGAGCCGCAAGTTTCCGGGAGTGGACTTACCCCCCTTGCGTAGCGGTTTGATGTGATCGATGTCCTTACCGGAACGATCAATACCCTTGGCATCGAACGCATGGCGTGCGCGTTGCCGCTCACTTTGCGCTGACCCCGGGCCAGACTTGCCCGTCTGGAGATCGCGTTGGTATTCCTTTTTGTAGTCTCTTGCCTTTGCCATGATTACCTCTTTGTGTTGTAGGCGCAGTCTTTCACAGGACACCATCCGCATAGCGGTGTCCTTGTGGGGTTCCATACATCGTTGGCGTAACTTGCTTCGAGCTTGGCCGTGCGTTCGCGGTACTTCCACCACTCCGCATCGGCTTCTTCTCGCGCCATACTGTGGGTGACCATATCATCCTTGAGCAGGAACAACAACGCTGACTTCACTTCCCGTATGTGTGGGAAGTGAGCGAACACCATCAACGACATCAAGCGCAACTGATCCCTGTCGGGGTACTTGTTGTTGCCTGTCTTCCAGTCAACCACTCGGGCAGTCAGGTTCTCGTCGTTGATGATGATCAAGTCAGCGATGCCCCGCACCCAACGGTCAGGGGAATTGAAGTTACATGGCCGCAAGTCCTTGGTAAGCGCCATCTCATACTCGGCGTACTTCCTCCCGGGCTTGGACATGGTGGCATCGATCACGGGCTGGATGAAAGCAAACTGAGGCAAGAGCGGCGTGCCGTCCTTGATGAAGTCCTCAATCGACTTGTGCATCTCCTTGCCGTAGATCGTTGCCGTGGTATCGGTGAACGGATACTTGTTCAGTACCTTCACCTCGTGATACCGCCTAGCGCACCCCTCGTAATCCTTGAGGGCTGAATGCGACCACGTAACATTCTTCATAGCTTGGCGGTACTCACGGCTTGGGCAAGGCGGTCGGCGAACTGGGTAACGAACGCCTCGTCTCTGTCGAGGCTGCTTCCCATATCGTTGAGAATGGCGTGGGTCAACTCGTGCCAGAAGGTGTTGTCAACATCCTCCTGCTTGTAGGCTACGCCAGTGATCTTGCTCTTCTTGCCGATCTCGATGCGAGCGGACTTGAAGTACGTAGCGCCCATGACGCCACGCTTGCCCATAGTGGGCA